TCGAGTTGATCTGTTGTTTCAAGCTCCTCTTCTGGACGCTCATCAATAATTGTCGCTCTTGACATCACTAAAGTTACCCCGCCTTTTTAGGTTATGGAGATTATTATTATTGGGATTGACTCTCTTCACGACGAGCTTCCCTACCCTTTCGCCCAGCTTCTTCGTGTTCTCGTACCCACTTCATATGTCTTCCGGGGAAGTCACCAGTAGATCCATCAAGAATACATGGAGTTGCTGAAACGATTTTTGTAGCATTTGCACCACAACCGCACCTAGTGGTTGTACAAGTGCTATCTACAAAATCTTCAAAAATGTGTCCGTTAGTACAACGGAAGTCAAATACTTTAATCATTATTGTTATGAAGCTCTTCGTAATTATTATTAGTAGTAGATTCTAAATTTAAAATATATGCTAAGACGTTTATTTGTCCTTTACGCATATATAAATCATTTGCATCTTTAGTAGCTTCTACACTGTTAATCACTAAAGCATTCTGTTGAAGTTCTTCAGTTAACTGTTTCCATCCGTCTGTTTGGAACAGGTTGAAGTAATTGTCGTAATATTGTTGAGTTTCTGTATCTAATGAGGCCATGAGGTTATCTCTAATACTCCTATTATACCATATTTTTATAACGTTGTCAAGATCTTTTTTTGTTAGTTTTACGTCTACGTCCTGACGCTGTTACTGCGTGTTTTATTTTAGCTGGGCCTTTTTTTCGCCTAGATGACGACGCTTTTTCAGCTTTTGTCATTTTTGCAGCCACAGCTTTAGGTCTACAAGAAGGGTATGGGCGCTTAGACTCACCTTTTTTTGCAGACTTACGTCCACAGGGTTTACCTGTTTTTACATCAACCCACTCTTCTTTAAACCACTTTTTAAGTGCGGCTCCTTTTTTACTTTTTCTTACGGCCACTTTTGTTACCCCAGTTTTTAGCGCCTACCTTTCGGCACTTAGCTACGGCACCAGACGCATACGCAGAAGGCCACACTTTGTAACGTGCTTTAACCTTTTTCGCACACGCATCATTTGCTTTTTTCTTTTTCTTAGCCATTACTTTTTAACTGGCTTCTTTTTTTTCTTCTTTTTAGGTTTTGTGTACAATCCGGGCATTACTATCTCCTTATTTACCTTTGTGGGTTTTTTGAACTTCAAAGTTTGCAGATTTAGACGCACCTTTATGAGGCTTGTACCCACCTGCAGGATTTTTCATTAATTTATAGCTATTACCACTTTTCATCCAGTGATAACCTTTTGGAGCAGGAACTTTCATATTATCACCATTTTTTGCACGACCAATAACGTGCTGTTAGTTTACTAGGAGGGTTTGTATCACACTTATGTCTAGCTCTAAAAGATTTACGACGAGCAGGTTGATCTTTTTTTATTTTCATTTTAGCGTCACCAAAACGTATTGTTTTAGTTTTATCGCCTTCTTTTGCCACAACAATAAATTTTTTAGTAGGATGACTAGGAGTTCTTTTTGGTTTGTTGTACCCGCTTACTCCCGCTCGTGTCAGCTTTGGGTCTTTTTTCTTGGGCATTGACTTTATCCTCTAAGCTGTTCAATTGAATTTGCAAGTCGTTGATTTTGTCCTTCTGTTCTTTGAATGCTTGGTTTACTTGGTTGAACAGATTGTTGAGTTCGGTTTGTGTCATTAACATTAGTAGACTTACCTTCTAATTGGTTTTCTTTTAAAAGTCTGTCAGCAACTTTAAGTCTGCGCTCAAACTCTTTGTCTTCTTGGTCACCTTCTTTTAAATTACGAGTAACAGCTTCAATTTTTTCAATCTGAAGTTCTTCAGGTGCAAGTTGAGTTTCCATAGTATACTTAGCGGCTCTAGCTTGCGACTCAGCAGCCTGTGCAGCCAACGCAGCAGTTTGACTCTGTTGGAACTCAAGCTGTGCTTGCTGTGCCATTTGAGCCATTTGTTGTGCCTGTGGATTAGGTTGTGAAGCCTGTTGCATTGCCGCAATAAGTTCCTCACGGTTACTAAGATTCATGTTGTCAATAATGCTCTGAATCAACACAGGGTACAGTGGGCTGTCTTGCTTCATAGTCTGCAAAAGTTGAACCAACTGAGTAACCTCATACTCACGAGCAATAATACCAAGAGTACTAGTAGGAATAAATTTGTAATCAGCTACCGGATAGTTTTCAGGATCAAACTGCATATAACGATGTGCAGCTTTAGTTACAAAAGGTAAAAGGAAAGACTGCTGGAAGTTAATAAGAGTACGTTTATGTCGCTTAATAATAGCGCCTAGTGACATACTTATACCAGCAGCCGTGGCTTCTCCGTTAACCTGTCCAGCAATACCAGCGGAGTCAACGGCTCCTGTAGCTTGCTGTACCATTTGTTGAAGCGACGCAGCTTGTGCAAAAGTAATCTGACCAACTTGCCCAAAGTTGAACGGTTGTAATACTTCACGAGGATCTCCGTTAGTAAGAATCATTTTACCGGGACGGACTTCTGGTCTAGCCCCTCTAGGAAGGCGTGTAGCATCAATAGCAAGCATTGGATGTATTGTAAGACTCAGGGCATCAATACGCGCTCGTAGTTCTGTATCAAGCGCCTTTTGGCTGTTATAACCCTTTTCACAAACACCACGACCCCAGAAACGTCCGGGTACTACGTCCCAAGGAAAAGCAACAACAGGACGGTCATTCATCATATAAGGATTAACTTCAGCTTTTAAAAGTGTCCCGCCGTTAGCAATAACAACAATAGCTTCAACGTACATAGAATCATCTTCTATATCGTCTACTTCTTCTTCTAAAAGTTCACGAGGCACAAGACCATAATATTTAGTAAGACGAACTTTATCGTCGTTGTAAATAGTTAGATCTTGGTCAGGCTCTAAATCAGTATCTGCAGCAGCAGATTCAATAAAACTTTTTCGATATATTCCTTGTTCTTGCAACAACTCAACATTATGTTTACTTACAAACTCATCAATAGCAACACCATATGCATCTTCAACTGAAGTAGCAACAGGATCAATTAAAAAGTTTTGAGGCAGTACTGGTTTAAGTTTTACAACAACGCGATCAGTAATGTTTACCCCTACAGCTTGAAGATCACCGCCCATTAGTGGTTCAGTAGCAGGAGCCATTTCTTTTACTTCTTCTAAAACAACTTCACCTACGCCAGTACCAAACACTGCTGCATTAATAAGACACTCTGCTACTGCTTTACGAACTTTACAAGATTCAAAATCTTCAGTAAGTTTTTTTCTAAGATACAATATATCTTGTTTTTGTGCATCATTAAAATCATCTACAATATCAAAAAACTTTCCACGACCAAAGGTAGCTTCTTCTAATTCTGCAACGTTAGACTCAACAGCTTGTTGAAGAGCAGGTGAAATAATACGAGAGCGTTCTGAGTTTCGTTGTGAATCTGAAGGATCCCATTGACCACGCCACAAACGATAGTACTCGTCAAACCTGTCTTCATAATTTGATTCGTAGTAATCACGCCAGTTTTCACACTTTGTCATTACCCACTCTTCCAGAGACTCTTGAATCATAAGAGGGTCTGGACTATAGATTTCGTCTGCCATTTTGTTTTCCTTAAATTACAGCAATAGAGTACCCTAGTGTAAAAAACACCACAGCACTGATTGCGTATATTCCGTAGGTATTTAAAGGTCTAAAAACTTTAGATGAGTTTATATCTTTTGTAAACTCTTTCCAAAACAAACTCATATTAATATCCTGCTACTACATCTAGTATTTCGTGGTCATCAATCTCAAAGTCATAACTATACGCTACTTTAGCTAACTGATCTATGTACGCCAGTGCGTCAATTAAATCATCGTGAGTTAATGAATCAGGAAACTGAAAAAGTTGATCCAAGAATCTACTGTTCCATTCTCCTTTTTTTAAAGTTACGTATCCGTTTTCAAAACGCCCTTGTAGCGCCCACATTACCCTATCGGTTTTTTTCTTGTTACCGTGGGTTAGTTCTTCTACTCTAAAAAACTGCCCATGCCGTTTCATTAAGTCTGTAAGAGGACTCATTACGGCTTGCTTGGCAATTCCTCTTTCAATACCAACGCTAATGGGTCTGTAGTCTCTAACGGCCTGAAATATCTTGGCGGCAGTCTCGTTAAGCTCCCACCGCCCATGTATAATGTTATCAACGTACCAACCATCAGTACCAACTTTAACGACAGCGATTGCGGTTTCATCTAGTTTTGTGTTCTTAGTTCGTTTTTTATTTACGTCCTCAAAGCCAGCCAAGTCAACAGCGATGTAGTAGTCTCCTTCTTCTGGCTCTTCTCCAAAGTTGACCCAATCTTCTTTAAACATTTCTGAGCCTCTGGCTTCAAATGAGGCCATGAACTCTTGTCTGAAGGCATAACTCGACATTGATTTTTTCGCCATGTCGATTTCAGATGGGTCCAATATTGGGTTATCGTAGCTGGTGAAATGCCAGCCCCTGTAAGTCTCATCGTCACCTAACTCTGCGTACTTGTACAACTCATAGAAATGATTCCTGCCCATAGGCGTACCTATAAACAACGCTGATCCTTTTTGGTCAGCTAGTGCTGGACGGAGGATTTGCTCCCATACGTCAGGCTTCATATCTGCGTACTCGTCCATCACGAGAAACTTCAAGGACACACCACGCATTGTCTCCGGCCTATCGGCTCCCTTAAGACTAATCGTGGCCCCGTTGACCAGCCTGATCTGCAGATTGTTAATATGTGATCCTGCAATCACAGGGTGTCCTAGCTCTAATAGGGTCTGCCACATGATATCACGGGCTTGTCCCTGCGTAGGCGCTACGTAAAAAACGTGTCCTCTATCGGACTGTAGGGCGTTGATAATCAACATCCAAGCAGCTAGGCGAGACTTCCCTGTCCGACGCCCTGCTGCTACTACTTTAAACCTAGTAGGATCAGAGTAGACTTCTTGTTGCCACGGTAGTAGCTGTACATTTAAGTCTGTCAATCTTTACAAGCTCGTTCCCAAATTTGGTCATTAAAACTGTAACCTTGAGTGTAAGGAACATATACTTTACACCACTCAGCAGAACCGGGTTCCATGCCAGTTGTAGCTGAAGGAACAAAGTCACGGTCTGTGTTAGCTTCTAAAGGACGAAAATGCACACCTCCTGTTTTGTAAGTGGTCTTGGTATACACTGCTTGATTAGAAACAAAAACACTTTCGTTATCTTCAAGAGTGTAAGTTGAACCGTCAGGATAATCTATAATTGTCTGACCAAACATTGTGGATGAAAAAAATAAAAGAGAGGCTAATAGGTATTTCATTTAGTTGTTTCTCCTGTTACGAGTAAGTCCAAATTACCGGAGCAGAACCCCGTGTATCTACGTGAATAAAGTCACTAGCAACGCCAATCCCAGCGAAACCCATAGCTAAAGCCTCTCTTATTATCGTGTACCGTTGAGCAGAGTTAGTTATTTTTATGTCTGCCGCTATGCCTTGCGCGTGAGTACCCGGTACATCTTTTTTTGCTTCTATTGGGTGCTGGGGTGACCTGTAGCCACTAGTGATAACAAAAGGAAAACCACAACGATCTCTAAGTTCATCTACCATTTCCATGAACTCAGGTTCCATGTGGTTCTCACCTGTGTGTTGACAGTCAAATTCAGATACGGTAAAATATCTCAATTGGTTTTATCTCTTAAGTACTCAAAAAAAAGAGCAGATTGTTCTTCTGCTTCATCAATCAGCGAGTTCGCCTTCGATAGGCTGGCTCTCTTCACTGCCATCAGTAATTGTTGTAGTTCCAACCCCAGTGATATTAATCTGGATTGCACTTCTTCCACCATCTTTCGTCACATCCTTTTCAAATGCAGCAACAGGAAGAATACGATCCATAACTAGCTTCCATGCTGCTGCTTGGTTCTTGTGTTCTGGGTCTAATGCTGCATCAAATATAGCATCCATTACTGCACGAGAACGAGGAGAGTTAAGCATTCTAGCTTTGTACTCGTTTATAATGGCTGCGTCACCCTTTGGTCTACCTACAGCCCCTCTGCCCCCTTTTTTCTTGGAGGAAACAGAAGATTTCTTAGGGCGACCAACAGGATTACCTGAACGTTTGTCGTTATCCATACTATATAGACTTAACCTAGTAGGGTTTTTGGTTCTTTTTTTATATTTGTTCCTAATTGTTGTGTTTAGGAACTGTACTGTTCTATATATATGTATTATTATACCACATTTTTCTACAAAAGTCAAGAGATATTTGTAAAAGAGGAAAAATTTACAGTGCAAATACCCAGTTACAGTGCAGATTCTTGTGCATTTACAGTGCAGATTACACAGTACTAGTTAGTAAGCACTAACTTTTTAATAAATAAGGACAATTTACTAGAACTACTATGGCCTAATTTGACCTTTTTTTGTGTCTGGGTAGCACCACCGCGTCGTAGCACTGCAAAATCCCCTCCCCCGGCCCTAAAACTGTACAGATATACAGTACTGTACGTCTATACAGGTAATGCAGACTGCACAGATATGCCGAGTGTGCATGGTTGTGAGGCACCCCATAACCCAAACTGCACATGCTCTCAGAAGCCACAGGAAGCCCGTCACGAGACGATAGCGTTACCCTATGCCATACCATTCAGAGATCGCTAATCGACTAATGAGAATGATTCTCAACAAGTTGACCACGGTCAAAACGGTTGACGGTGCTTGCCATATGTGAGACCCTCGCGGGATGGTGCTATTTTGCACTGATGCTAAAAGGTAAATTTGATATGACTACTAAAACCAAAATCAGCAAGGCTGTTACATCAGCCGCTCGCAATGCCGCTAAGGACTTTCTAGGCACTGAACAGAAAGTTGCCAAGCTCGAAGGCAGTACCGCTCTTAAACTGGTAAACAGTATCGCCAAGGTATGCCACACCAAGAGGGACTGCGATGCCTATCTAGCCACCTACGAGGAAGTACTGACAGAGGCAGGATATAAAGCCGCGGCCAGCATGACGTCCAAGGTAAAGCGGATCGCATACTTGATGACCAATAGCAATGCGAAGATCTGCAAAGCTCACGGTATCAAGACCCCAGAGGAAGGTGAGGCACTGGTCAGATCGAAGCTCACCGACACCACGGGCATTAGACCGCTGTACGATGCATTGGCAGACCCCAACACCAAAAAGGACGCCAAGCCCAAGCCCGAGGATGCCGCCCCAGCGAAAGCGGAAAAGGCAGAGCAGAACGGTGAGAAGACCCTTGCAGAGATCATCACGCCACATCTCGCGCCTCTATGGTCAGAGGCAAAGAGCGCTGGTAAATGGACTAAGCAGGATGTCATCGAATGCATCACCGATCTGTTACTTGCAGATGATTGATCCCGATACTGCATGGACCATCGTTATAGCTGGGATTCTCTTGGTCTGGTACTTTGACATAGTCGAAGACTGAACTATCCCCCACTACAAAACCCTGCCAGCAATGGTGGGGTTTTTTTATGCCCGTCAGAAGCTCTCAGAAGCCCTCTCAGCGACGTTCTATTCCTACCCTATACCCTACCCTTACCCTTACCTAAACGCCCTCACAACGCGCCTAGACAAGCCCTCCGCTTTATGCGATAATGTCATTATGCTGGGGGAAGCTATGCCCCAGTGTTATATGGCTAGATGATAATCATTCTCAACAAGTTGACCACGGTCAAAAGAGAGGTGTTGATGCTAGATAAAATTCGTGAGTGGTTGGAAAAAAAGCAACGCGAAAATGACTTGCTTCAAGCGTGGATTGATAGCGGCTGTAACGTCGAGAATCGTAAGCCAGTCTTCACTAAGTAAGGAGGTGTTGATGCACAGCGAAGATCAAGCCGATTTTGAGGCACTGATTAAGGATGAGATGCCCGAGCTTGGTGCAATGTGGTTCAAGTTTTATGAGCGTGAGCCTGATAACTATGATGATGCGGGTGGTTTTATTGTTCGCTTCACGTTGTCAGGTCAGCGCGAGCTTGAACGTAATGAACGGAAGAAGTTAGATGGCCTCGTGCGTGGTGAGTACAGACGAGAGTGCTGGCACTCGCATGACTGCTGTGGTTGTGTGTTCTTGTCTTATGTACTGATACACGAGAGTCGTGGTGATGTGTACGTTGAGGTTAACTTTGGTCGTAACTACTAAGGAGGTGTGATGTTAGATAAAGTCTGGATGGTCTGGGCCAAGAGTGCCAAGGCCGGTGAGCATACTGCTTTGTTTGCCAGTAAGTTTCGTGCCAAGTGGTACGCGGAGGTGCTTCAGCAGGAGTACCGTGAGGACTACGACGATGATGACATCGTTGTGTTGGTGTTCGAAAAAGACATTGATCTGTCCTGTTAATGAGGAGGTGTGGTGTTATGGGTTGGATAGTGATGGCTCGTGATGAGTGCAACGATGAGACTCGTGCTAGTGATAACGAGTGGTCGAACGAAGATGATGCGTGGTCGGAAGCATCAAGAGTACGCGAACGATACCCTGAATGGAGGCGTGTGTGGGTGGAGATGTTGCGTGACAAGGACTACTACTTAAACGAGTGGTCTACTAACTACGATGGCGAAGAGCCTGATCCTAATTGGATGTATGACTAAGAGGAGAGAAGTAATGATCGTGTTTAATTATCCAAGCAAGAAAGCGTTGAAGGAGAGCATCGGTGAGCCGTTGCGTTACATCGAAACCAGTTTGTTTGGGCCTGAGTATGTACGTGATGGGCAGTTGACAGGTGCTAATCGTCCACACATTACGGGTCGTGGTCGTGAGTTCTTTGCCACTGTCACCATGAAGGGTGGAAAGATAGAGAAGGTGAAGTGATGGAAAAAGTAGAGGAGTCTTTGTATTCAAAGATGCAACCAACGTGGATGCGTAGTGAATGTGGACGCTTGGACGCGAGACTTGAGAGAGTGGACGCGATGAAGGAGTGCGCTATACGTACAAGAAGAAAACCATTCAAGGTAATTCTTTACTTTGATGGATCATTTAGTCATCAGTATTATTTCGATACTATCGAAGATGGACACGATGTTATGCGTAGATATGTGGAGGAGGAGTGAGATGGTTAGTGTATCCAAGATGAGTGGTAAGTTGGCGGGTATTCCTGCCATCAATACCAACACAGCAACCAATGCGTACTGCATCAAGCAGTATGAGAGTGGTGGTGAGGACAACATTTGCACGATGTGCTACAGCCACAGGATGCTGAGTACCTATCGTAAGAATTGTCAACCATCATTCCAGCGTAATAGTGACATACTCAGTAGTGATAGGGGTGTTGACATTCCCAAGATCAACGCTGCATTCGTGCGGTTCCATGGTCACGGGGAACTTATCAACGACACACACTTCCTCAATCTGTGTGACATAGCAGAGAGCAACGGTCACTGTACGTTTGCACTGTGGACTAAGAGAGTTGACATAGTCCGTCCGAACAGGCATCATGTACCTGAGAATATGATTCTTGTTTACAGTAATCCAAAGATTGATCGCGTGATGCGTAAGCCACCGCGTGGTTTTCATCGCGTGTTCAACAACGTCACTAAGAAGTATCGTGGTGACGCTAACTGCACGGGGCAGAAGTGTATCGACTGCCAGTTGTGCTACAAATTCGACACGACTTCAGTCATTGTCGAGCACGTTAAATAACCAAGGAGAGTAACGATGAGTAAACGAAAAGCAATACTTACGGTAGGCTACACAGAGTTCATCACTGATGTGACAACTGCGCTGATGTTGGAAGAAAAGTTAAGCGAGTTGACACAAGTAACGTCACGTTATGTAGACCCAGACGTAGACGAGGGAGTAGTCCCTAACGGTTTCGTGTGGATTCCAGAAACATCGCCTTCTAGGATTGAGGCTAAGTTGGTAGAAAAACAGCATTCTTTTGTTGATGATGTAGAGTGGTACGATTCAGTAGTTTCAAGTAGGTTGCTGGAAGAGGAGAGTGGCGATGATACACAGAACGTTTGACACTGAGCTTGACTGTCCGTGGATGACTGTGTACGCCACGATCAAGTATTCGTTTGATGAGACTACAGGTATGGTCGACGATTACTTCATCAGAGTACGTGGTCAGCCTGTAACTGATTGGTTTAACTCAGATTTTATTTATGATCTTATTGCAGATGATATGGAGGAAAGAGCATGTTAATTACATTCGACAACAAGCACCCAGAGTATGCAGCACCGTGTGAACGGCCTGTTATCCAGAAGCTAGTAGACCTGTGCCTGTGGGATAGTGGTAAGGTGTCAGTGTGGGACGGTGAGGAACTGTCTGTGCATGGGTGTAGTGACAAGCTACACATCCTGAAGAACCTAGCGCAGACTGAGATGGATCAGATTGA